CTTTTTGGTTGTTATTATTTGCGTTGTACCATTGTATATATTAAATTTTTTCTCCCGATTACCCCTTAATTTTTATCCGCCTAAGGGTAGCGAATTAACTGATCTCAGAGTGATCAGAAACTCTCCTCTGCTAAATCCATGTAGGATAACGCTAAATGGCAATCTTAATCCAAAGATTGTTCAATCAAACTAACAATGTGTTCTCCCATTCTAACTTTTAATTCAAATTCAACATTTTCATAATCATATTCAGATTTATGATAAGTTAGGTAGAACATTTCATTGTTGTCACTTAAATTGGCAAATCTGGATTTGTTTGGAGTCCAATGAGTGAGATTTCTTTTTCTATAAGCAATATATCTGTTAAGAATTGGGTATTTATATCCATACGATTCAATTGATGTTGTAATTGCCCAATTGTATTCTTACTCACTTATGTGTTTACCAATTCTATTGGTATCATTTCCTCCAATCAAGACTCTGTTAACTTATCTGTTTAATATAACTCGTCCTGATGCTCTATCCACAAATCCATACTTGGAAAGAAAATCAATCTTAGTTTCTGATATATTAAAGATCTTCCCTACTTATCCAAGTCCGTGCGCTATCTCATCCTTCAAGATGTTTTCATGGATATACACTCTCTCATAATACTTTCTATACTTCTAGACTTATTTCCTTTCTATAAAGATCAACATGTCATCTCCAGCTGCATGAATCTTTAAGTCTGTTTCTGGTATTCCAGCTATAAAAGCTATATACTATGCATAACTAAGTACTCTTAAAGTATTACCGAGTGTTGTCCTAGTTGGATGTCCTGAAAAGACTGTACCGTTCATTAATCCTGATAAAACGGTTGTTCTCTTTTTACTCTTACAATCATTAATTTTGAATTTAAGTTTAATATCTGTGATTGCTTTAAAGAGTCTATCTTTCAGTACATCATTAAATGGTAAGTCAACACAATCAGTCCAAGCTCTATCGTATAAATTTTATATAAATGGCGTATCCACACATTTTATCAAATCGCCATATTGATGAGCATCATGTTAACTTCCATCCCACGTCATTATTACTGGATCCTTCAAACTAGCCCATGAATCTTCTAAATAGTATTATAAATCACTAGTATTGTAACCCACCATGAATCCTTCAACGTGTTGACGGCAATAATCTAAAAACCATTAACCAATATAACTTCCTAAAGCTTTGAGTTCTTCCGATGGATTAAACAAGTTTCTAGGTTTAACATCAGAATCATACTTTAATTCATTAGTCTTCTACATACATTCCATTATCATTGGAATAGACATATTGGTTGTGGCTTTTTTAAAACCTAATTAATATAATTTTCTCTTTTAATCACCATGTTTCTTCAAAATATCATCGAACGCTATTTTCTTAGTAAATTCTTTATCACAAATTTTTTTTAAGAAATGTTTATTTACATAACGACGATAGTTGAGTAATTCTTTTCTTTTTAAATCATGATGATGACCAACTTGTCTGCTTAGAAAGGCGAATAGAGTGTTAGCGTTATTTTTAACCATTATGTGTAATTTTTTACCACTCCATTGTATTCCAGTGTTGACAAAGGCGTTAA